TTTTAATATAATACATACCGACGGCCCGCTAAGCATACCGCCAAACTTATTTATAAGCTATTATTTATTATTTATTAAGTATATAAGGTAAAGTCGATATTCTCATAGGGAAGCCGTTGGATCGCTTTGGTACTTTAAGCTACTAGTAGGTTATTATGTAGTATAGGGGCGAGGAAACCGCTACCCTAAGCCCTTGGAAGGGCGGGAAATAGGGTAGCTAAACTGCTAAGCCTAGCTACCCTTACTCTATCCCTAGAGTATCATCTCATGCAAGTCCTTTATTTTTTTTCTGCCAACTTCGGATATTTTTGTCGCTTCGTCTTTTGACAAGGAAAAGACGGTAGTTTCTGAACGATATTTTTCGCATGCTGTGTCGATATCAGTAATCATCATGGTGCGAAATTCTTCTTCTCCAATATGGTCTGCGATAATTTGTTGTTGTTCAATTTTGGAGATTTTTTTTCCGTTGGTATTAGTAGCTGAAGTGATTTTGTTTCGCAACTTTAGAATAACAGAATCTTCTAGCAACCTCAAGATTTCACTATCGGTGTAATTCATAACTGATTGCATCGCCTTGATTGATTCAGCCAAGTCTACTGATTCACTATCACGTCCGACAAAGATCGGTCGATCAAACCCGATCAGCACAGAATCGACTGCTTTACCATTCTTGTCTTTGATTGATACAACACAAACGCCTTGAATTTTCTCTATTAGGTTTGACATTTTAAATCCTTTGCCCTTTAAGGGCGGTTAGTGTTCCTAATAAATCCATGTTATTTTCTTTTAAAATATACCTTTTACTACCTAAGTAAGTATACGTTTAATATCGGCTGGAGGCAAGTAAAAACTTTAAAAATTTTAAAATTATTTTTTTAGCAACCCTAATAGTTCGTATTAGAAATTCTAATACATGAAAAGAATGTCGTATCAGTATGTAATCATATGTATATATACTGATATGTATATATACTGATATGCGAATATAACAAGACCCGACCACTCCCCCAAGGAGGGTGCATACATACTGCTAAGGTCACTTTTTATGTATATCAAATTTTGAACTATACTTCACCATTTCATGTAGTTAAATATAAATTGAAAACCACCCCATTTTCGATACCTCTATATAGGGACACCTCTATTTATGCAAAGGGATCTGATATGAATGAATTACAAAGACTTCTTCCTCGCCATTTTAAGGTTGTCGAATTGTGTTTAATGGGAATGGGGCCGAAACAAATTGCCTCCGAATTAGGAATGAGTCCTCTTGGGGTTTCAAACATTGTTAATGACTCTAGGGTTCAAGACGAACTTGCTCGTCGAAGAGTTGAGCAGAATATTAAGAATGACGAATCAGGTGCAACCGTCTTAGTTGAGGCAAAAGGGTTGTTCGAAAAGAATGTTGTTAAAGCAGCTAATGTGCATATTGATGCTCTTGAGGATGATGATGTTCGAGTAAGGCAATCCTCAGCCAATGCGATACTTCAAAGAGCTTTTCAATCAGAAGATGTCAAAGGTGGGCAATCAATAAATATAAATGTAGATACTATGAATGTATTAAGTCTTGCAATAAAGGAAGCTATCGATGGAGATGCAACAAGAAAAGTTATCTCAGCTTAAAGAACTTGCTTCTAGTGATTTATACATCTTTGCAAAAGGTGTTCTTGGATTTGATTGGCTTACTGATCGTATTCATCGTCCTCTTTGTCGGTTGTTAGAATTATATGATGGTTACAATGAATCACTCCGTGCCTCTAGAAAAGAATATGAAGATGTAATCAAAGAATGTTTTAGACGAATGAAAAAGGAACTCACTGATGAGGAGCTCGAAAAATACCTTATCAAAGGGATTAAACGACTTATCATAGTGCTTCCACGTGGCTGGTTGAAAACTACTCTTTGTTCTCAAGCATATCCGATGTGGAGGGTTGCAAGGAATTGTAACCATCATTCTTTACTAACACAAAATACTTATACAAATGCTTGTTCAAAATTAAAAGTTGTCGATTCAACTTTTCGCTCAAATCAACTCTTTAAACTTCTTTATCCAGAACGTCTTCCTGATAAAACTTGTACATGGAAAGGTGATTCCATGTGTGTTAAAAGGACAAAGGCGATTGCTGAATCTTCTTTTGAAGCTGCTGGTATTCGCACCGGAGTTACCTCCCGTCACTATAATGAAATTATAGAGGATGACACAGTAGCTCCTGATAAAGAAGATTTAACTGAATCTAATGTCATGCCGACACAAGAAGATGTAAAGCAAGCAATTGGTTGGCATCATCTCGTCCCACCACTCCTTAATAATCCGATTGATGATAGGATTCTCGTTGTTGCTACAAGATGGTTTGAAAAAGACTTAGTATCATGGATTCAAGAAAATGAAAATTATGTTTGTTATCAAAGAGCTTGTAAAGAAGATGAGAATGGTGAAGCTGATGTTAATGGTTCAATAACTTATGAGGAAAGATTTAGCGACGAAGTTCTTGTTGAAGTAGAAAAAGCAATGGGGCCATATTTATTCTCATGTCTTTATCTTAATAAGCCATTGAGATCACAGGATATGATCTTTCCTCCTGATACAATTAAGTATTATGAGAAAGAACCACTCTCACTAATCTGCTACACAACAGTTGATCCTGCTGGAGATCCTGAGGATACAAAAGGTGAACCTGATTATAATGTTGTTCTTACATGTGGAAAGGATATATATAGTGGGAAAGTTTACATCCTTAGTTATACGAGAAGAAAATGTTCTCCTGGGGAGTTAATAAATATTATTTTCCAGCACGTTCGACTGTTCTCTCCTGTTGTTGTTGGACTTGAAACAGTTCAATATCAGAAATCCTTACAGTATTGGTTAAGAGAAAGAATGAGAAAAGAGAACTGTTACTTTATGGTTCAATCACTTACTCATACCAAGAGGTCAAAGAGTGCAAGGATTCTCGGACTTCAACCTGTAATTTTTAATGGCGGACTTTTGTTTCGACCACATATGAAAGAATTGATAGCCGAACTTCTTGCATTCCCTCTTGGTAAAACAGATGATATTGCAGATGCTCTTGCGTCTCAATTAGAGTTGTGGCAAACTACAATATCCATTCAAAGTGAAAAACAAAAATTAGCAGCTTGTAGTCCTTTATCTTTTGAGGCAGTAACTGCTAAACTTAAAAATAGATTTGTTGATAAGAGTATGACTAGGGATACTTTGAATCTAAATCAAAGACCTAGAGAAAGAATGATAATCTAATAATGGGATTATCATTTGGAAGGATTGATAAATGGCGTTAGATAAAGAAATACTTGAGACTCTTTTAGGATCAGTTCTAGAGATTGGAGTAGCAACTGCAGGAACAAATAGTACAATTACAGATAGTGATAAAGATTGGCCTGTGAACTTTTTTGCAGACACAGTAGTTAAGATAGTTGAAGGTACTGGTATAGGTCAATTAAGAATTATTTCTAGTAATACTGCTACTGTGATTACAGTAAGTGCAAATTGGACTACGAATCCATCTACTGATTCTCGATATTCTATTCTTGAAGTAAATGATACAACTACTGATATTCCTCTTGCTGGTGAAACTGCTGAAGGTGCAACAGCACGATCAGGAATCAGCCTTTGGAAACGAGCCGTTAATAAATTGATCGACATTAAGGCATTGTTGGTTAAGGGTACTGCTATAACGTCTTCGTCTTTGTCTGTAAGCATTGCTACAGACGATGCTGTCATTGGTGCAACAAATGCTGCTGTCGTTGCTGCTGGTGCAGTTGGAAGCGTATCTTCCAAGCTACGTCGTATAACTACCGACTTGAGTACTATTGATGCTGATACTGGTTCAATTAAAACCAATACTGATACGCTGGTTGTTAGTGGTGGTGGAGGTTACATAAGACAGGATTCTACTGCTACGATGGCAAAAGAGACTGGTGGGAACCTTGCCCAGGTAAACGCGGTTCTGAACAATACGGCAAGTACAGGAAGTGGTCTGAAATTAACCTGTACAGCTGCAAGTACAGATTATTCTGTAACTGTTGTGGCACTCGCTACTTATTTAGTCACTGCCGAAGATGGTCGAATCTATCTTGGAATTAGCGATGGTACTGGAGACGACACGCTTATTCTCTGGACGGTTCCGGCAGGAGTTACGATGCCGATTACTATTCCTGAGGGAACAGCATTGCATTACTTCTCAGCAACTGCTGGAGTCATAGGTCGAGTTTCAAGGATTAACTAATGCCAATATATGGTGAAAAATATATTCCAGCTAGTAATGTGCTGGACATGAAGCTTGAAGGTTCGCCTTGGTCTCGCAGAGGAACTATCCTTGACCAATCTGGCAAGGGGAACACTGGCACGGTCTACGGTCGTCCTGCCGGTTCTTTCGACGGTGCTGGCGATAACGTAAGGAAAGAAGCGGCGGTTATTTCAGCGTTCCCATTTACAATTGCTGGCTGGGCGAGAAGTGTAGGCTCGCCGCAAGGTGCTTTGTTTCAAGAGTGTGATATAAGTGTTACATCTGATTATTTGGGCATACGGACACTAAGCGGCGATGTTTATGTTGCTATCAATGATGGTGCAATATATGAAGAAGTAGTGGTTGCTTCTATTGACGATGGGGCCACACACCATATTGCTATAAGTTTTTATGTAGTAAGTACCGCTGTGTACGCTGCAGTTTATATCGACAATATATTGGTTGATACAGTTACTAATGTTAATTGGGCAACGACTTTCTTTTCAGATATCAGTATCAATCGTACAACAATTGGCATGTTTCTTGATTCATCTGCTAGTGCACAATTAACTGGCATATTATGGGATTGGTATATATATCCAATCAAAGCTACGTCAAACGATATCCAACGCCTATACGATGGCTTTGAGCTTACATCTCCAACTGCTGTATGGCACTTCAATGAAGGTGCTGGAGGAACTATTACAGATACGTCTGGAAATGGTCATAACTTAAATGTTTCTGGTATGACATGGAATACTGTTACCAATGGCGGGAACCAGTATATAAATTCTGGCGGTGCTGGCGACGGTTTTACTGGCGATGGTTTATATCTCGATGGAGTTGCAAACCATATACAAGTCGCCGATGCTGCTGGTATTCGATTCGATGCTGGTACACTTGATTTCACTTTACAGATTTGTGTGAAACAAGACACCGTTGGAGCGGTTAGGTATCTGATCGACAAACGTGATGCAGATAACGACGGATACGTTCTTTTCTTAGACGCTGCCAACAAACTCAACGCCAGTATAAATACCATTGACCTACAAAGTACGACAGCCGTATCTGACACCGGAGATTTCCACGTTTTTGGCCTTCAGGTTGATCGTAGTGGAAACGCCCAACTATCTATCGACGGGGTTCTCGAAGACTCAACTGCAATGAGCGGAGAGGTTATGGCGACTACTGCCATTCTTAATATCGGTAGAGACATGGTAGGAGATACAAGTTATTTCAATGGTGACATCAAATGGGTAATGATTAATGGCGTGATGCTATCCGCTGGTGAACTTCAAGCAATGTATGATAGGAGAGTTTAATAATGGCGAAAAAAAAATATCCATCTAAGGCATGTTATCTCAAGTTTGGCTCGAAGGTAGCCACGAAAATTAAAGCAGGTACTTTATCAAAACAGTTCCAGAAGTTCTTTGTAAAGGGTGAGGGAGCAAACTTTTTTGGTTCTGCTGATGGTGGGATGTTTGTAAAGAACTGGAGGAAGTCCCTTGTGCCAGATGAGACTAATGATGAAATTGACAATCAAGACGTTCAGGATTTTGCAGATTTTTCAGTGTATTGTAATAATGAAGGCGAACCAATTCAGACAGTAACAACTAATGAAGTCGCGAGCCAAATAATGTAAGGGGCAAATAAAATAACAAAATAAATAGGGAAATGAATAATGACTAAAAACAATGGTAATGTAATTTGGCGAAATGTACTTAGTACAATAGGCTTAGGTATTATTTTACTGGGGATATTTGCTACAGTTTTAGAAAGTAATCTTAGTACAAAATATCAATTCAAAATACTTCGCAAAGATATAAATCAGATGGATATAAATGTTAATTCAAAGATTGATCTTAAATCATCTGATAGATGGCGTAAAAAGAATGACAAATTATTTATGACAGAGTATTCACGGACTAATAATCTTAAAATGATTCCACATGAATGTATAGTGGAATAGGAGACAAAATGTCAAGAACAACACGAGGTAAACGAGATGGAACAGGGCCACACAAGAATAGTGCTCAACACAAAGCAACAGGAAGCAAAGGTAAACGACAATTAGCAGGGCAAAAATGCCCAAAAAAATAGGAGACTAAGATGAAAAAGTTTTTATTTCTTTGTTGTGTTATATGTATCTCATTCTATGTTCATGGTTGTTCTGCTGGTACGTCAGCTGAACTCCTAGCTTTTGACAACATTCAGGCTGCAGCTAGGGAAGCACAAAAAGGCGTTGTTGCTTATAATGATTCTGCAAAGAAGTCATCCACAATAATGCAGGGTTCATTTATAGATGCAATTAAGAATGATGTAGTTCTGATTGCTCTTTCAAATGATGAGACTCCAGAGAATGCAAAATTATTGGCTGATCGAATTGGAGATAATCTCGTTAAAGCTCTTGGTGATTATATGACACAAGAGCAGAGACGAATCTTGTTGTTTGAAACTACTATGGATAACTTGAATTATATTATTGATGTCTCTGAACAAGGTAAGAATTTTACAATTTATAAGGCAAGTGTTTCTGATCAATGGAAAACTTATTTACAATCTCAAGCAAGAGCAAAGCTCGGAAAGGTAGGAACTGATGCCCCTTAATCCAAACAATTTAAGTTCAAATAATGTTAATACAGAACCAACTTTTGATCCAGTAGAAGTGGTTCGTATTAGGTTTTCAGGTATAGCACAGGAGTTAAACGATGCTCGCGTAAGTGCTTATATAGAAGCAAATTTCGGAATCAAAGCTCTTGATCTCCTTAAAGAACTTATTCCATTACTTCCATTTTAGAAGGAATTAAATTATTATGGTAGAGATAGTTAGTCAAATAGATATGATGTTAGCAGATGTTCAAAAAAGAGATGTTGAAGTTCTTAAATGTTTTGGTATTGATTTGGAAACTATCAATAAAGAACTCATTAAAGATTATCAAGCATTTCTTGATAGAGAAAAAGAGAATCTAACTAAGTTGTACCTAGAACAAGGAGATCCAGAATGAATGAAAATAAACCTTGGTATTTATCAAAAACAATTGTAGCAGACCTCATTGTTGCAGTCATTGTTATTTTTAAAATGTTTAATATATATTTTCCTGAGGAGATTACTGCTGATACTATTACTAATGATATTATCAGTGTTACAACTTCTTTTGCTGCTTTGGTAGGTACTGGTTTTATTATATATGGCAGAATAACTGCTAAGACTAAGATAGGAAAATAATTGTGCAAAAAGAGTTTTCTGTAGAAGATTGGTTTTTAGAAATAGAACATGGCTTAGAATTTCGAAAGTTATTTGGCCTTGAGCGAAGTTGGTATGACCTCGAACAGCTATTCTATAATGTTCATTGTACTAATGGTACTGATGGGCCTAATATAATTCAATCTACTGGAGATGCTCTGATGTCAAGTCTCCATATACCAAAGCCTGGAATTCTTATCTCACCAAGGCGAAGAGATAATATACTAACAGCTAAGGTATTAGAGAGTGTTGATAATGATCTTATTATAGATATGAAACTAAAAAAGAGCATAGCAAGAAGTTCTCTTCACTCATATTTATTTGGAAAAGGTATTTTAAAAATAGGATATGATTCTGAGTTTGGTTGGAGCGATGATCTTGACTTCGGACTTAGAGAACCAATAGGTATTAGCTTATCACAATTTGATAAAAAAGGAAATGCTATTGAATTTAATTCAACAGTAAAACCTGGTATGCCTTGGGTTAATAGTTGTATGCCTCATGATATCATTGTTCCTTGGGGGACTTTAGATATAGATGATGCAGAGTGGATTGCTCACAGAGTTGTTCGTCATATTGATCATGTAAAAAGCGATGTTAAGTATAGTAATAAGAGTAGACTTCAACCTGTTATGTCTAGAACTGACTTCGTTGATTCTTATCGAACTGTTATGAAACCTTATCGAGTTGGTAAGGCTATGACTGGAAATAATTTACGCGATCAAAAAGCTGAGTATGTAGAACTCTTTGAGATACATGATAAAAGGACTGGGAATATATATGTAATCGCTACTGGACATACACAGTTTTTAAGAAAAGATAAGAATACACTCCAAGTTAATGGATTACCTTTTGTTGACTTTAATTTTGTTCCATCTACTAGGTCATTCTGGAATACTCCAGATAGTTATTATTTACTAAATCATCAGAATGAGCTTAATGACATAGCTCTGCAAACAACCAAACACAGACGACTTTCTATTTTGAAGTTTCTTTATGCTGAAGGTGCTATTGAGGACGCCGAGTTAGAAAATATCTTGTCTCCTGATGTAGGTATGGCTGCTAAAATAAAAGGTGGTTTTGATTTAAATAATGTTATTAAAGTGTTCACAGCTCAGAATACAAACCTAGCTCTTTATAATGATGCTGATCACACAAGAAGAAATGCTCAAGAAGCTGTTGGTTTCTCTAGGAATCAAATAGGTGAATTTGAACAAAGCGGACGTCGAACTGCTACTGAAGCAGGGATTGTTCAAGAAGGTAGTTCTATAAGAATGAATAGGCGTCATGGTGTTATTGGTGAGGCTTATGCAAGAATTTTTGAGAAAGTGAATCCAATTCTGTTTCAGCACTGGAGAGCTCCGAGATGGGTTCAATCAGCTGGTATTGATGGAAATCAAGTATGGCTCGAAGTAAATGGAAGTCAACTCAAAGGTGATTTTAGTTATTCATATGAATTTACAAATGAACCTATCTTCTCACAAGCAATTAGAGGTCAGCAAGCTATGCAACAGTACATGGCTTTTTCACAAGACCCTAACATAGATCAGCAACAGTTACAGCAGAATGTGAAAACAGGTGTTAATAAACCTGAATTTGATAATCTATTCTTACAACAACAAGGGAGTCAAAATGCCAATTTACGTGTACCAGTGCAGCAACAACAAGTGCAACAGTAATTTTGAAAAGAGACGACCTATCTCTGATCGAGATAAATTGACCACTTGTCCTAGTTGCAATGGAAAGAAGGTAAAAAGGTGTCTTACATTACCATTTGACAAGACTTGGAATCCAATTATTTTAGATCATATTGACGTGGATGGGCCACGTATCTTTAACACAAGAAGAAGTCTTGTAAATTATTGTAGTAAACATGGGCTTGAATCAGGAGCACTTTTATGATAAAAGTAGAAAAACCAATTATAGGAAAAAAAGTTATTTTAAAGTTTTTTGATGGACAATGGCATTGTTCATTTAAATGTGAAGATAATAATTACTTCACCTTATTGGACTTACAGCATATTAAAGATGTAACTAGAAAAACATTCAGAGAATATGCTGGAGAAGTTCGTAGAGAAAATAAGATCAAGATGAGAGATCAAAGAAATCTTGATAAACTTAACAAAGAAAAGGATAAAGAAAATGGTTGATAAAATAGACGAACAAGATTTAGATAGTGATGCATTAGCTACACGAACAGCTGAACAAGAAGTAAGAATGAACAAATTCTTTCTTCTGCACAATCAACACAGCAAACAAACGAAGCTGTTGCAAAAATTATGGCAGATCCCGATGTTCTCGAATTACTGAGATTAAAAGAAGCTGGAAAGAAAGTTACTCTTCAAGAGATATCTGAAAATACTCCTGAGGATAATTTTACTGTTTCACAAGATATTGATAGCATGAGTAATCGAGAACTTGCAGAATTTATGCAAGGTAATATGGCAAAATCCGTTGGGAGTTTATTAGAATCTAAGTTGTCTCCACTTATGCAAAGGTTGGAGTCAGTTGATGGCTTTATAAATCAGTCAACACAGGTTACTGCCGAGCAAGAGCTTGCTAAATTAGGTCAAAGTTTTCCGGATGCAACTGGGTATTATAAAGAAATGGGTGAACTAAATAAAGTTTATCCAGATCTTTCCGTACAACAGTTGTATATTCTTGCTAAAAATGCAAGAGGTGATTTAAATTTAAGTCCTCCTAACACGCAGACAGAACACCCTACTGTTATTAGTAGACCTTCATCTACGCTAACTACGAGAGAAACACCACTTGGTCATGGCCAGGCTGGTTTTAAGTTAGCACTAAGTGAAGGTATTGATAGGGCTGCTGCAAAAGTAAACATAGAAAGGTAATTGTTTAATGGTAGATACACTTCCATCCCCAACAGTATTAGCTAGAAATTCAACAATAGATGATTTCTTTGTAAGTACATGGTATGAAATCAGAACAGAAGCAATCGACAACATTCTTGTGTCGAATGTTATCTGGGCTGCTTTAAAAGCAAATAATAGTTTTACACCAAAAACTGGTGGTGAATTCATCACAAGAACTATTAGTTATGGTACTTCAACAGCTAAGTCAGTCGGTAAAGGTATTGAATTCGGTCAGGGTGAATCTGAACTGGAAACAATGGCACGATGGACTTGGCGTTATCTCTCTGCTCATATTCAGAGTAATATCTTTGATGAGCAGAAGAATCAAGGTAAAGATAAGATTAAAGATCTTGTCAAACGTAGAACACAGGCAGCTAAGGATATCTTAGTACAGACTCTTGAAGAAGATATTATGCGTACTACGGATATCACAGAAACTGCTCTTCCAGTTGTTGATGAAGGTATGAAGATTCAGGGGTTGTTTGATGTACTTCCTGAATATGCAACTGTTAAGGATCAGACTAATGTTACTTATGGTAGTATTCAAAGGCCAGGTACTTATGTTGCAGCTTCTAATGGAGTCTTATATCCCTCCGGTGGAACTAATGATTGGTGGGGTTCAAAGTACATGTCTTTCACAGCACCTAAGGAAGTTAATCTTTTGACTGATATGTTGACTATGTTTAATAGTGTTCATAACAACCAAGAGAAACCTAATTTTCTGCTTGCTACTCAAGATATCTTTGAGATGTACCAAGATTTTGCAATAGACAGGAGTCAACTTGTTTTGAATAGTGGCTCTGCTCTTGTTGATTTTGGATTTGATGTAGTGAAATATAAGGGTGTTGATATGACTTGGAGTCCAACTGTATACAATCCTACTGGTGGTGGGACATCGGAAGATAGAATCATGTTCCTTAATACGAACTACATCGAGGTTGTATTCGACCCGACAATGTGGTTTGATCTGACAGACTTCGAGAAGATTCAGCTTACTGGATCAAGAGTTGGACAGATTCTTGCAGCTGTAAATGTTATTTCAACACAACCACGTAGGTTTGGTATGCTTGCAGACGCTGCTCAAACAGCTTCTTAATTAGAAAGGATAAAAAATGCTAGATAAAGTTTATTCACTAGGACTGCTTACACAGTCTAGTACAAAATTAAATGGTGATCCACTTGAGAGTATCAGGTGGCAGAATGGTAAGGCTTATCGTCTTATACAGAATAAGACAGTAGCGACTGCTGGTGATGGTGCTGGAGCTATTGTAGCTGGTAATCCAGTATTTAATGCTGTTGCCAATGGTATTTATTATAAAAGTTATGTGTATGCTCTTAATGAAACTAGTACAACCATTGATACAACAAAGGTTGCTGGTATTTGTACTTCTACAAATATCCCAACTGATTCTTATGGTTGGGTTCAGATTTATGGTTATGTAACTAAGGTTGGTGTTAATGGTGATGCTGTTGACATTAGTATTGGTGATTACCTCACTGGTGCAGGTGGAACTGCAGCTCAGTTGTTATTCTCAGCTGGTGCTTCTGCTGATGCTCCTATGACTGACAGCTCTGGTGGAACAGCAAGTAGCACAATTGCTGCTACTGCAGGGATTTCTTATATATCATTCCCTGTTGCCTTATCTTCTATGACTGCAAAAACTGATTTCATGACGTTTACTCCTGGCTTTAAGTTCAAACTTATGGCTATCACTTTCCGTGTTGGGACTCTTGTATCGACTGGTTCTAAAGATGCTACACTTAATATGGAGATTGGTACTACTGATGTAACAGGTGGTGTACTTACTTTGACCTCAGCAACTTTAGATGCTGTTGCAGATGTTGTTGAAGGTTCTGCTATTACAGCTGCAAATACTGGTTCAGCCTCTGATGTAGTTCACTTTGATATCTCTGAGAATCCAACAGGTGTCTTTGCTGAAGGTGATGGAGCAATCATAGTTAAGATTCAGAACATGGATACTGTAGACGCTGTTGCTTCAATAGTAAGTAGAGCAAATCAGCAGGTTCAGGGTAAAGAAGTGAGAGCACTTGAAGCAGAAACTACTGCCTCAGATGAGATCATTGCCTTTATCAATGCACTCTAGTTTAACAATCCAGAATAGGTGGGAGGGCTTTTACCTCCCACCTAGGTTGGATAGAAAGGAAATGAAATGGCACGAACACACCAATCAATAGGTACTAATTTATCTGTTTGGTCAGGAAAAGTTACTCACGATCTTTCAAACAACTTTAGTCGTATTTTTAGAGTAATGGCTGCAGAAGGTGATCTTGATACAGATGTTGTAGATCGAGTTCCTGTACAACGATTCTTTACAAAAGCTGGTGTTCCAGCACAGAATACTGCAACAGATTCTCCTGGTGTAGATATTTGTTTTGTTTGGGATATCACTGGAAATGATCTTTATCTTATTTATAATTGGGTTAGCTCAACTGACTTTGCAGTAGCTCTTATTATAGGTTCTTAGGAGATAAATAAATGTCTCAAGAATTAGCAACTGGAACATCTTTGACTCAAGTAGATTCTGCAAACATTAAGAAGTTGTCAGATAGTTTGACATCTTTAATGTCAACATATAGTGCATCAGCAGGGACACTTATAAAAGAGTTTGATACACATAGGTTTTTTACAGCAGTTTTGGAACCAACAGCTGATACTGCAATCTATAGTCCTGGTTCAGATATATGTTTTATTTATGATACTGTTTTAAAAGATTTATGGCTTGTTTATAACTGGGTATCTTCAACAAGTTTTAAAGTTGTGAAAGTTGTGGGATAACAATGACTAGAACAGAACTTGCAGCTTTGGTTGTTCTTAATATAGGTGGTAGAACTGATAAGACTACTGTTATAAATCAAGGCTTAAATTTTGGTTTAAAACACTATGCTCAGATACATGATTTTAAGAATAGGAAACTTCCTGAAGATTCTGTCGATCTAGTATCTGGACAAGAAACCTATACGCTTCCTGGTGATACTAATGACTCAATCAGGCGTGTATCAGAACTTAGAATCATAAATGGGACTCAATCTTATTCGATTCAAATAAAGCCTAAAGGTTGGGTTGTATCTCGATATCCTAATCCAACAGCTAATAATAATAGCAAGCCTATTTATTGTTATCAAGAAGCTGAAGTTCTGCATTTTTATCCAGTTCCTGATGACGCTTATTCTATCACATACACATATGTTAACGATGAACTAGATTTCACCATTGATAATCCAATTTATCTTTTAGATGAAACACTTGTTTCTTACGCAACTTATTGTGTATTTAGATCAATGGAAAGGTTTCAACAGGCTGCTATTTGGAAATCACTTGCTGATAGTGAAGCTGCTGTTGCAATTAGTAGAGATAAAAGAGATTTTGCAAAGAAACAGGCTGAAGGTTTTCTCGGTGTAACTTATGGTTATTATTCAGGGTTAGATGTATCAAGAGCAGGGGTTCATCCCATTGCTTTAACATAAGGAATTTAAATGGCTAATAATGAAACAGGTAGTAATTGGGATATAGCAGGGCCAACAGATGGTAGTGCTGTTAGTATTGCTCCTTTAGAAATTAGGAGTATCAGAAAGGGTGTTGCAACTAGAGTAAATAAAGAGCATATTACTTTTGCTACTAGCGATGCAGGTGGTGAGCATAAAGAAGGTTCTGGAATGTCTTACTATGCTGCAACTGAACCAACACAAAGACCTGATGCTGCAACTAACTTTACATCAGCAGATGAAGGTCGTTTATGGTTGAAATCAGGAGATGGTACATTTTGGATTTATAATGGTACAATTTTCGTTCAAGTTAAAGTGGACGCATCTGGAATTATAGATGATGCTGTTATAACAGCAAAGATATTGGATGAAAATGTTACAGCAGCTAAGTTAGCTGCTACACTTGATATATCAGGAAAGACTATAACACTTCCTACGTCTCAAACTATTATAACACCAACTATTGCATCCTTCACTAATGCAACACATGATCATAGCAATGCAGCTGGTGGTGGTACTGTTAGTTCTAGTTATATTAGAATGATAAATTCTGATGCACCTGCTACTTCTGTAGCAGGTAATGACTGGGTTACTAGACCATTAAGTAGTAAATCAGATGACACAACAAGTTTATGTACGATTAACACAACTACAAACACATTTATTCTTGAGACTGGTTATTACAGAATTTTTATTGTTGCAAATGCTACTGCTGCGGGAGGACAAGCTGGTGTTCTTCGTTTGATTAACACTAATGGAGCTGGTACTACTATGCTTACAGGATTGAGTGTTGATGTAACAAGTGGTATAATGAATTTGTTTGGTAGATTTAGAGTACAAGATAATACACATCCTTTTAGAATAGATGAGTGGGTTACTGATGCTTCTTATACACAAGGTTTTGTACATAGTGGTATAGCTACTGAAGTTTATACAATAGTCGAGATATGGAAACTTGCGGAGAATGATTGATGTATCCAGATGGTATAACTATTCCTGAGAGTACAAATTTTCCCTTTAGGGGGTTGAATACATATACACCAAGCACAATGCTTGGTAATGGTTATTCTCCATCTATGGAAAATATAACTATTGTTGATAATATTTTAAGAAAAAGACTTGGTTATTCTGCTATTGGAACAGTAGTAGATAGTGGTGAAACTATTCAAAGAATAGAAGAATTTGAGGATGCTGTTGGAACAAAACATACTATTGCATTTACTAGGAAGCATCAATATCTTTATGATACTTCTACTGATATAGCAACTTGGAGAGATATAAGTTATGCAACTGCTTTAACTGGAGCAGATACTGATTTCATAGATGTTACAATTGGCTTTGATGGAACAGATAAATATATTGCAATAACTAATGGTGTCGATGCTCCTTTATACTGGGATGGATCAGCACTTACTTTTATACAAATACCTGTTGATCTAGTTGGATTTGTAAGTTGTAGAACAATTTGTATTTTTCAAAGTAGAATGTTTTTAGGTGGGTTGACATCATCCAGAGAACAAAGTACCATTTTATGGAGTGCTGCTGGTGACTTCAGTGATTGGTCAGGTGCTGATACTGGAGCAGCTATTATAGCAGAGAGTAAAGGTGAAATCTTAGCACTTCGAGTTCTTGAGTCAAGACTGATTATCTATTCAAGAGATTCTATTATCGCACTTAGTTATGTTGGTGGAGATGTTCTTTATGCTTTTAATACGATAGCTAATGGAACAAATTTACTGTCGACAGGTTCTGTTGCTATCTTTGATTATTATCACATCATGTTAACTGAAAATGGTTTTTACTTATTCAGTGGTAGTCCAAATCTTGTTAAGATAAGTGAAGAGATTTCAAATAAATTAGTTACTGACCTTAATAAGGATATTTATTATAAGGTGAGAAACTTCTTTGATCAAGAAAATTCATTATCCTACTGGGTTATTCCATCAACATCTTCTATTAAAACTTATGTATTATCTGTTAAAGCATGGAGAGAAGATAAATTTGATTGGTTTGTTTATGACTATACGAATGAACCAACTGACTTTGGAAATTATACTGTATCTAATATAATAATGTTTAATAGTCAAGGTCTTGTTGGAGTCAACTTCGATGATTTTCCAAAAGCAATTCCAACTGGAATTACAAGAACTAACTTTGATGATATGACTAATCAAGAACGCTTTTCATCTATCATGTTTGGAAGTGTTCTTTCTGGATTTGTTCTAAGCATAGTGTCAAATCGAGATAGTGGAGTTAATTTTACTGGCTCTTGGGAATCACCAGATTATATAATTCCAAGTTCTTATCAAGGAATTAAGGGAAGATTTATAGAATTAAATTTTGAAGCTCTTGGTGGTTCTAGTAATGATACTGTTACTACTTCATATAGTCTTGATAAAGGTGTTAGTTATACATCAATAGGAACAACAACACTAAGTATTGCTTTTACTTTGTATAAAAATTATTTCGATGTTGTTGGTGAATACATAAGATTTAAATTCTTAAATAGTTCAAATGCAACCTTTCAATTAAGATGGGTTCGTGTTTGGGCTTTAGTAGAGGATAGTTAATGAGTGACTTACTTAAATCGCTTCAAAGTATACCATTTCCACAAATGTCTCAAAAATTTGATTTGGCAATGAAAACTTTTCAAACTGATCTTAGAAGATATATGGAAAGTGTTATTTCTAAATTCACTGAGGATGCTATTTCTGATGAAGCTAATCTTCCAGACGCTAATACATTGCAAACATTGATAGAGAGTATAATTGCTGAACAGGAAATTACTAACACAACTAATAATGTTGTAAATGAAATAGCAGATAATGAGACGTGGTTTAATGTTAAGGACTATGGTGCTGCTGGAGATGGTGTTACTAATGATTATAATGCTTGGCAGAATTGTATATATGCTGCTCAATTATCTGGAGTGAGGGGTCATATTATTGCAAAGCCTGGAACATATATTATTGACACTGGTCTTCTTATTTCAAATCCTGTTTTTGTTGATTGTCCTGGTGTTATATTAACACAAAGCGATAACGCTAATGTTGCTACTATACTTACCGTTACTTTATCATCCTATGAGGACGTTGGTCTTAATCTTACCATTGATGGAAATAGTAGCAACAACACATCTGTAACTGGACTTAAAATATCTTCTTTATCAAACGCTTATTCAAGGATTTGTGTTTCTATGAATTATTGTGATGTTGGTGTAGAGATTGTAGGTAATGTAGAGAAAAATGTATTTTTCTTTACAGTTAATAATTGTGATATTGGCGTGCTTGAAACTAATTCTGTTGTTACTGATCCTGATGAGAATGTTATATTTATTTCTGGTGGTGAAAATGGGATTCATTATAAAAAAGATACTGAAGCTGGAAGAAAGATCAGTTCTATTGTTCATCTTGCAGTAGAATCGTCTAGTGTAGCTGCTGTTTCATTAAATGATATTAATTCACAAAGTATTACTACACTATGCGGAGAGGTGCGAGGATGTACTGGTGATGGCGTTCGTATTGTATCTGGTAATGGAGATGCAAAAGTAACATTTAATAATTTTCAAATTATTGGTTTGTCAAACGAGCATGGAATTATAGCTGATCATTGCGATTATATTACAGGTGATGTACATATCTCTTCTTTTAGATATGGAATTTGGATTAAAAAATGTTCTTTTGGAAGTTTAGGAGTATCTGTTGCTGCAATAGCTTCTGGTTTAGATGATACTGATGGATATGTGGTTAGACTTGGAGATACAACCAGTACAACAGCTAGTAGATTCGTAATAAAAGAAGGAAGTGTTCTTTATACAAGTCGTGGTAAATACTCTTTATGGCTTGATAATACAAGTTTTTGTACAGCCGGTATAACTTTTATCGATGGTGCCCAAACTGCTGACATTTTCTATGGAGCAAACTCTGTAGATGATACTGTATCTATTAATGGTAGAGAAATATCTGGTACAATAATTTCAACAGATAGTGCTGCTATTCGACCAAGGTTGTCTTATAAGGGCTTGGATATAAAAACATTTACTGATTCTGATACAACTCCATCTGTTTTAGGATTTAATTCTTTTTTAACAAATACAACAACTGTAACAATTACAAGATTTGATAATGCCTACTCTGGTCAGGAGATTACAGTTATTTCTAAAGGTGATATCACATTCGATACAACAGCAAATGCAAATCTTATTGGTAGTACAGCAGATATAGTAACTGCTTCTGGAGATATAACAAAGTGGATTTGTGTCTCAGCTACAACTGCTGAAACAGCTATATTTACACTGGTTGGATTTGTTGATATAAGTGCAGATAATTCTGCTGGTTGGCAAAGTTAAATTTAGTTAGGAGATTGAGATGAAAGTATTTAGAGCAACAAATGTAGTAGCAGTTAGTTATATGGAAGATAAATTTTTAGAGAGTGTTAATTTATCAAAAGAGGTTCGTATTGAACAACTAAAATATATGATGTTAAACGAGCCTGCAAGTACATTTGTTTTGCAAGCCTTTGAAGGAGAAGAACTTATAAGTTTTCTTATAGCTTATGCTCCTGTTGATCAACTAAACATACTCCTAACTCAAGCTTGGTGTGATAATAAAGTTGAAGGTAGAAAGCTGCAAGATAGTATGTTTCTCAAACTTTGTTTATGGGGTGAGTCCATTGATAGAGTTAGAATAACAGCAGAGACTACGAGAGATGTTGATGCTCTATATAGAAGATGGGGATTTGAAGAAACAGTTAAAATTGTAACATTTAAATTGGATGGTGACTTTGAGGCTTCACTAATGAAAACTCATAAAGACTATGTTAAGACTATGAAAGATGATAAGAAAATTAATGATAGTCCCATAATGGGATTATCAGAGAAAGGTAATGATAATGGGCGAACAAAGCAGTGCGGAAACAACCCAAGTGTCGTCACTATCGAAGGATCAAAGAAAAGTATCAAAACAACTGTCAAGTCTCCTACAAGCGAACCTGGGAAAGCCCCTTGCACAATATCAGGGTCAATTCGTAGCGGATCTGACATCTCCATACCAACAAGTGGAGGAGCAACTAAGTAAAGGTTTTGATTTTTTTGATTCAAGTTTAGATGATGCAACATCTAAAGTGATAGGTGATTTGTTAAGAGGAGAATCTTCATATGACTTATCTCCAGAAACAACTAAGGAACGTTTTGAAAAAACAGTAAAAGCTCCTCTTTTAAGAACCTTCGATCAAGATATTGCTCCTAGAATAAATGAAGGTTTTGCTGGACAAGGTGCTACTTTCTCAAGTAGGAGAGGTGATGCACATAGAACAGCTCTTGAAGGTCTTCAAACACAGATGAGTTCACAGCTTGCAGAAACTAATTATCAGAATCAAGCGTTGCAAGCACAACTTGCTGAGAATGCTACTAATAGACAAATGTCTGCAGTAGGTTTGGGTCAACAGTTTGCATCGAGAGATATAAATAGAGCTAATCAGTTGTTACAAACAGGGGCTCCATTCCAGCAAAGACAGCAGGATATATTAAATGCACAATTCCAGGAATTTTTAAGAACTCGACCAGAGAACAGTCCATACATGGGAGCTGCACTTAATTATACTGGACAACAACAAACAAATACTCTTGTTCAACCAGCACAACCAAGTTGGTCTAGTCAATTACTAAATGCAGGTGCTACTTTAGGTGGTACAGCAATTGGTAAACTAATTTAGAAAGGAGATAAAATGGCAATAATTGTATTACCAACACAACCAGCTTTCGGAAGTGGTTTAGCTAATGCCCTTTCTACTGGACTACAGATTGGTCAAAGAGCTAAGATAAGTGAAGCTAATCAATTGATTCAAGCTAGGCAATTAGCTCTGCAAGAACAAAGTCTTGAGATGAGAGAGCAAAGTTTACAACAACGACAACTTATGAATCAAATTCGTATGGAATCTATGCAAGCATCAACTGCAGAACAGGTTGCACAAACATCTGCTCTTGATAATGTGCCACAACAACAACAAGTACAGCTTCAACCTCAACAAGATATGTCACAAATTTCATCTTTTAATCCTATGCAACAGTTATTGCAATCACAGGAACCACAACAAAGTTCATTCTTTGAACAATATGGTGATGCCCAGAAGAGAGATACTAATAGCAATGCCTTTGTTGGTCGTATTGAGAAGTTATTCGGAAAAGGTTCTGAGCAATCCAAACAAGCAAGAGTAGCTAAGAAAGAAGATGATACTCGTTTAAGTGTACGTAATCAATTGATTCAAGACGAAGTTAGAGCAGCAGCTTCTAAGGCTGATATACTTCAGGCACAAGCAATACAAACTTCTATTGATTCAGACTTAGCTGTGAATGGAATAACTCCACAGATACTTGCTGCAGCACAGTCTGCTTATATAAAAGGAACAGCTGAAGAAAGATTACTATTAGAAAAACAACTTAGTTCTCTTGGTGTATCTGATCAGACACGATCTTATCTAAAGACACAAATGGATATTTTAAAATCATTTCCAAGTAGTAATAGTAGTAATAAAACACAGTCTAATGAGCAACTGTACAGAACAGCACAAAATATAAATGAAGATAATGCTAGTCCGGCCTCTGTAAAAATAGCTAATGCTTTCACTAAGGGTTTTAAAGTAACTAAGGATGGAACAAAAAAAGGTAGGTGAAAATTTAGAGATAGGTCAATTTAAATTTGATGGTGGTCTTTTATTCTTTGATGAAGTTTCTAGACAATTTAGATCATTGTCGTCACAGTTATCTAAAAATGTATCTAAAAAATTACAAACAAAAAGTGAACATCAAAAAATTAAAGAGACTCAAAGAAAAGCTAAACTAAAGCAGGATGAAATAACTGATTTCAAAATAGCTTTGTCTAATCCAAAAGCTAATTTTGATAAACTTGCAAAAGAGTGGCTTGACTCACCTGACAATAAACTAAATCAATCTGATACATTCGATCAAGCAAAGTTTGAAAATAAATTAAGAGGTATTCCTGTTAATGTATTAAAACTTTTTCATACAGCTATTCTCAAAAACTTAAATCAAATCTCCACTGATCCTAAGAAAAAGTCATTACAAGAACAAAGAGCTGCTGCTGAGATGAGAAACATAACTCGTGGTCTTGGTTTTAATTAAGAAAGATTTCAATGCCAACAATAGAAACAATTGAAAAAATACGACGACAAGTAAATCATTCTTTTTTTAAGATAAATATAGAGAATCAACAGGCTCTCCAACCACAAACAGAAAGTGATCAAGCCTTTATAAGGATTCAAGAAAGAAATACTCAAAGAAAACTTGATCCTCTTGTTAGGAATTATGCTAGGAGGGTTGATCAGTTTAAATATGTTATCAATGATGTTGATGATACTGCTGTTAATATAGCTATCTCTCAACTTCAAGGAGAAACACTTAGTGGATTTACTGGTAATTCACTTAATGAAATAGAACAAGAGCAATTTAATAATAAAAGAGAAGTTCTTGATCTTCTAATTGCAAAACAAAACTATGGAATGTCATCTGTTATTGAGAGAATAAAAGATTCTGCAAAAGAAAAGAACCTCATAGATATAGAGACATCTCTTAATGCTGATATTCCAACTAAAGGAGTCTTTGAGTCTATTAGTGAGTCTGCTATTCTCGGATTAATTGGTAATCTTAGTAGTGTTAAAAGTGCTTTTGATCCTAATATATCACAAGAAGAACAATATATAAACAGAGCAGCCTTTGGAACTCCGCTTCAACCTCTTCAAAAACAATCAGCTTTTATTGGTGGTGGTATTGCATCTGGTGTTCAGGCATTTGCTCCTGGTGGACTTGCTCTCCTTGCTGTATCTGCATTTCATGATGCTAAAAAGAATGCCGAAATTAAACTTGCAGAAACTGGTGAAGAAGATTTTATTAAAACAAATGCTACTGGTTTAATTGCAGGTACTGCAGCTTATTTCTCTGAGAAACTTGGTAAAGCAATTGCTCTTGCTGGCGGTGGAAAGATTGCATCTAAGCTTGGATTAAGTTCTCTTGCACGCTATATGTCTGGTAAAGGTTTTGCTCCTCTAGTTACTAGAAAACTATTTGGTGCAATAGCTATTGGTGTGTCAGAGGCTGGAGAAGAATCTGCTGAACAACTTGCTAATAACCTAGGTGAGTTTGTAATCTGGAGTGAGAATGAAACTTTTATGAAAGATTGGTCACTCACCAAAGATGTTTGGGAAAGTGCTGAAGGAGGTGCATGGGGATCACTTCCATTTATGCTTGTTGGCTTTGCTGCTGATACTGGTAATAGAACAATGGTTAAGAAGTTTGCAGATGTATCAGAGATATCTATTCAAGATGCTGATTCAATTCTTAGAGAAGCAAAAGATATCAGAGGTAAGTTTGATTCTGTAACTGCTAGTCTTCATATCGCTAATGAGGTTAGTAGAATAACTGGTAAACCAATTACTGAAATAAGTCAACTTAGAAAGATGGTAACATCTCTTGGAAGTTTGTCAGAAGAAGAAGTTACACAAGTATTGAAAGATCATGAGATTAAGGTAGAGAAAATTCTTGTTGAAGAGAAACCTATTGAGAAGACTGAATCTGTCATAGCTAAAGAAGCTCCTAAGAAAGGTATTGAAGAAAAAATTGGTGTTGAAGAAAAATACAAACCTATTGTAGGTCAAGCTAGAAAACTCTTAGATACTATTACAGAAAAGAAAATTGCTAAGTTTATTGGTCAAGAACAATTTGATACTGATCAACTTAAAACAGGTGATGAGCTTCAAGCTATGATTACATTAAAAGAGAATCCAGAATTATTGAAACCATTAGAAGGTATTGAATCCAAAGTTCTTCAAAGAAACATAACTGCTCTTATTAATAATAAAAATAGAACTGGTCAAGAAGAACTAAACCTAAGACGTCTCCAAGCTGCATTCTTTACTAAACATAATTCAAGAATACAAGAAGATCTTATTGGTGATTCCACTGAAGAGATTCAACAAAGACGACAACGAGTTGTTGCTTCTTTGGAAATACATGGTCATACTATATTTACGCAAGAAGATATAGCAACAAAAACTAATCCTGAAATACAAGATCAACTTAAAGCTGTATCAAAGTTTGCAGAAAAGTTTGGTCATCAAATTATCTTTTCTGAACGTAATGAAAAGTTCAAAGGTAAGGATGGCTTATCTGAATCAACAAATGCAAGTGCTCCATCTGTTGACAGTGGTTTTATTAACATAATAGTTCCTAGACTTCAGAAGGTTCAAGAAGCTTTTGGTCAAGAAACATTTAATGAAACTTTTTTAACATCAACTGCTCATGAGATATTCCATCAACTTAGAAAAACTAATCCGAAATTTCAAACTACTATGTTAGAGCAGGTGAAAAAAAGAGCACCCGAAGAGTTTAGTAGAACACTATCTTCTTTAGATAAGAGTTATGATAAACTAAACCAAGAGCAAAGAGAAGAAGAAGCTGCTATTAGAACAATGCAAGTTCTTCTTTACAATCCTAAATTTTGGAATAGTATTCAAAAATTTGATAAAACATTTTTTACAGAACTAAAAAAAGTGTTTATAGATGTTTTATCAAGAGCTAAATCTGTTTTAAAAGAAGTCTTTAATACTATCTCACAAAAACAGCAAGATAAATTAGCTACATTTGTTGGTGATCAATTTGCTTTTCTTGACCTACAACAACAAGTTGCTAAGGGTGAAGGTGTTTCTTTTGATCAGTTCCAAAAGTTTATCGAGACTAGAGGTGAAGAAGTTCTTGTACAAAAAGAGGAGCAGAAAGCTAAGAAGCAACCAGAGTATGCTCAGGAAGAAACTTCTCATAAAGATTTAAAAGATGAAGCTCAAGAGGAATCAGAGAAAACAATTGATGTTAAAACTCTTAATTGGTTTGAGCGAATGACTGATTCTTTAGGTTCTATTATTGATTTTTCAACACACCTTACTAGATTTAAGAGTGGACGTAAAACTCTTATTAAACTTGCACAAGCGGATGCACTTCATCGACTCATGTCTGCTGAATTAAACTTAGAACTTCATAGAGAGTATAAAAAATTAACTAAGGCTGATACCCAATGGATGATGCGTAATAATGGACGTAATACTAATTTTAGACAAGCACTTGAAAATCCAAAAGATATTATAATTCCTAATGATAGGATTAAAAACTATGTTAAGTTTGCAATTAAAATTAATGACGAGCTAGGACTTGAAGCAGAAGCTGCCAACATATTAAGGAGGACTTCATCAGGTGAGATACTTCCATTTTCCAGATCTAAAGAACCGAGACTTATGCGTAATTTTACTGAATATGGTTTTTGGGTTCTTCGTCATAAGGATTCAAAAGATTATAATGAATTTATTACGAGGTTGCAAGAAGCTAATCCAAATATGTCTGGACTTGAAATAAGAGATGCTGTTAATAGATTAAATAGTGGTCTTATTAAAAGGAAAGCTAATATGTTGGAATTCACTAGAAAGATTCCACATATGGTTGATGTTATAAAAGTAAATAAAAAAGAGAGGTCAATTCTTAAGACTGATCCTTATAATCTTATTCAAGCAGCTATACGAATACAATCTATACGGATTGCTTTTGTACAACAATTTGGACAAGACCTTTTAACTAATGAAGGACTAATGGCACGCATCAGAAGTATGGCAAAAATCTTAGGTGTAACTCCTGATTCAACAAAGATTGGACTTGTAAAAGAGCTTGTTCTTTATGGATATAATCCATCTATTTTGATTAAGAAAAAGGTACATGAGTTAAGACAGTTTGCAAAAGATGAAGGGATTAAAATTGGAACAACTAGAGATAAGTTCCTAAAGAATATTCTAGCTTTTACTGACTTCGATTCTGTTTCAAAAAAAGATATAACAAAACTTAGAGCAATAGCTAAGAAACTTGGTGGATTTGAAAGAAGTCATAGTGCTGAAGAACTTATCATTGCGATGCAAGAAAGAATTCAACTTGATACTGAAAGTGAAATAAATACTCTTAGGAAACAATTTGATCAAGAAGGTGGTGATCTTAATTCTTTTGATAGAGTTGTCGAACTCGCACAAGGACTTCCATACTTACCTCTTGGAAGGAACAAAGCACTAAGAGGTGTTCGTTTTCTTACGTCATTGATAGGTGTTGGTCATGTATCCCAAGCTGCAATTCCTAACTTACTTCAACCAGCTGCTCTCGTCCCTACGTTTACAGGCTATGAGGATTTCGCGAAAGCTGTTGTTAACACTATGTTACATTGGAATATAGTTCAAGAAAGAGGATATAAACTCGGAGCTTATGATAGATTAAATACACCAACAGATAAAGATAGAGGTTTTACTTTGGAGAGAGTCTCTCAAGCAGTAAGAAAAGCTTCTACCAGAGCTACTCTCTTATCTATTAATCTTCACAAGAATAATGTCCTAACAGCTGAGGCATTCTTTAATATGACAGAGCGTTGGAATAAGAATGGGATATCATCAAAAGATGAGTGGCTTATCAAAGAATTTGATTTATTAAATACTGAGGTTGAGCAAATCAATAATGGTCAAATGACTAAATTAACTAGATCTAAAATAATACAACAAGGTGTTGCTAAGACACAATTCATTACTGCTCCAAGATATAAGCAAGGACACCTTACAAATAATCCAGTTCTTCGCGAGTTATTACCATACCAAAGTTATGGTACAGGTACGCTTCGAGCTACTGTTAGCTTAGTAAGTGAAGTTGTAAATGGGGTAAAGGATGTAAAGGCAGGAGGCAGCCCTGTAAGGTTACTACGGGCTTCTCAGAAGCTTCTTTTAACGGCAGGTCAATATACTGGAGTAGGTATGCTTGTAACTATAATTCGACAAGCCATTACGTTGACTCCTCCGAAGGATGATAAAGACTTTGCAGACAAGATGATCGATGGTTTTATAGCAACACAATTCCTAGGCCCAACAACTAGAATGTTACTCTATTCAAATCCATACAGCACATCGTCAGAAGCTGTATTCCTTGGTATGTTACCAAAAATACAAGGACTTCTTGATGTTTTTACTCTTGTATACAACACTGGAAACTCGATAGTAAATGGTGATGACCCACTTGGTAAATATGGAAAACTTGATCTCTCAACACAAGCACTTAAAACGTCAACACGACATATTGGTGCTTGGAGAACTTTGTTAAAATGGTATAATAAAGTTTTATATCCAAGCTTTGGTGATACATTTCAATTTAGATCAAATCAATTTAAATGGATGGAGAAGAGTGGTCTACGAAAAGAAAGAGATAATTTTGGTGAATATAGAGTTAGTCCTAAGTTTTATTATGTACGCCAAGCATTACAGAAAGGTGATGTTGAAGCAGCAATAGATGCAACACTTGCTTATTATAAAGAATTTGGAGATTCAGAAAAAGAAAGACATCACTTTAAGAATGTCCTCAAAAGGAGTAGACCTCTTATTGTTCTAAGAGAAAATAGAGATGCTTATCTAAGAACATTATCACAAAATGAACAAGATAAACTTCTCCAGCTAGATAGAAACTACGAAATGTTATTGAATGAATTAGTTAGAAAGAGATAATTATTATGAAAATTAAATTAGATGGTATAGTTGCAGAAATGCTTAGTAAAAAACTTAATAGTGATGGAGATTTGTTCACCGACAAAGATGAAGATATTCTTTTCTCTTCAACTAAAACTGAACATTCTATCTTTTGTGGTCTCTCTGTTTATCCAAGAGTTTTAGTAGAAGCACTAGGATTTCAATTAAACAAAAGTCAGAAAGAAGATTTCTATGTAATCAAATGGTTTGATGGGGAATGGAGAACACAAACTATTATTGGAATCCCTCTTTTAACTTTAATGAATGATAACCTAGGTGTAGTATGTGAGACTGGATTTGCTGCTAGGTATATACATACAGATATGTATGATAAACTTTTTACTAACCTTCTTCAAATGAAGAGTCTATCTTCCTACAATGGATTTGTAACCTTTGCTTGTTCATTAGAAGAAACAGGTTATTCAGTATCTAACATATATCTTGGAGTTCCATGCTTTGGAGTATTTGCTCTATTAGAAGGATTGATAAAGAGTCTTTCTGATTTTGTACTTGGTGAAACTCTTAATCTTCAAGAATCATGGGTAACAAGTTTAGTGTTATCACAAAGTCCATTCCCATTTTCAAAGGATACATCTGATAGGTGCTTTTATGGGAATCCTTCAAAGAGTGTGCTTAAACATTTTCATCCTTATGAGACCAGAGATTATAGAAAGAGTTATTACTCAGATGGAAATTTAATCGGGGTTGCTACGTCATGGGCTAAAAGTTTAACAGATGCTTGTCGAAGATCAATAAAGACATTAAATTCTATTGACCTAAAAGATAAACAATGTAGAACTGATCTTGTTTCTGTTGTATCACAAACTTGGCACTTACTTCAATTAAAAAATCTTGTCGATAATAGACTTTTTTAAACTGTAAGAAATACCAATATTAGAAGCAGTTGTTTGAATTTGATCAGCTTCTGTTAGAGTAGTTATGATTGAATCCAATTCAACACTATCAAGTTTATGTGAGAATGCTTTAAGCAACTCTCGTTTCGTAATTTTTTTACATTGCTTAATTCTTACATAAACTTCTTGTCTTGTATCACCCTTGTCATTACTAGCAATAAGCTGAAGAACTTCTGGCATTTTATTTTCTATGTCTATTAAGAGATCATGAGCAGCTTGTACATGTCTTTTTAAGAGAGTAAGTCTTTTTGATTCATTGATTTCTGATGCACTAATACAGATAGCAACAGAGAGGAGATGAGCATGTCGTCTAGAAGCATAACCACGAAGTAATGGGTTGTTATAAAATGGTGATTCATGATATAGTTGTAGATAGATTGAATCATACAGTTCCCATGCATCCTCTTCTACAAACACTTCACCTTTTAATGTAGAAATGTGATCCAATATCGAAACTATATTCTCTTTTATGTGGAGTTGTTTTGATGTTAAGGTACAACGTGATACTGGTTTTGTTTTCGCATCTGTATAGATAAAAAGTATTCTTGAAGTAAGACCTGAACCAATACTTTCCTGAGGCATAGCTTTCCTAATCCAATCTATGGTGGAACCAGAGAGTAATCCAAAATAGACGTCTTTTAAAATTTCTTGACCTCTTGATTTTGTTCTATAAGAATAGGTATCAGGACAATCAAACAATGTAATTAATAAGGAAGCAAGTCCGTTCTCATAAGTTTTCTTATTTAAAAAGTTTGCAAGTTCGTCTACTATGATATAACCACCACATGTCTTTTTTAGAAACTGTCTTGATTCAGTAATCTCTTCCATCTGCAATGCTTCGATTAAGGCTTCTGGTGTTATTTTATCACCAACAAGGTTTGGAGTTTGCTTAGTTAAAGTGAGGAGTCTTTCTATCAACTTTATTGCAGACGACTTTCGACAGTGACCTGAACTTGCTACAAGAACTATATAAAGATTAGGAAAGATGGTGTAGTTACCCATATCAAGCCATACGTTTCTTCCAAGCATGGCTGAAATACCTGCAATACCACACCATATTGCAAATGATTCTGGTATTTCAGTCCCCTTGTTTAACTCAACATAGTTTAACAAAAAATTACTCTTCATTTTAATCTTCCTTGTTGACTGAAACTATTCTTATTTTAGTAAAGACTTCCAATAATAATTGTCGATTTTCTTCGAGCTCTGGTGTAGCCCACTGCCCATCTAGTCTGATAATAGGCATTGTGTAATAAGTTGTTTCAGTTCCATTAGCAACAATATAATTTAGAACACCAACACCAGTTCCTACTTTGTTGTATTGTTCTAGTTGTTCATTGGTATCTGATAACCTATATTTTTCAATAGATGTAGTAACAGATAAAGATTAAATATATTTCATTACGTGAATAAACTCTTTCATGAGATCTCCTTCTGGTCAAACCAGTTCTTACCAACACTTATATCGGCTGGTATAATTAGGGGTTCATCCATTCCATAAAAATGGATAGGATATTCCATCCACTTTTTTATAATCGGGATACATACCTCAACCTTGTCATCATCAACCTCTGATACAATTTCATCATGGACTTGAAGAAGAGGATAACATCCACTTGGAAGTTCATTATCTAATTGAAAGAATGCTCTGTTGATCTGGTCTCCAATTGTAGATTGTGGTAGTTGTGCTGTTGCACTTCTAAACAACATCATATCTAACCTACCGAAGTGAATCCTTAATCGACCAAAAGGTGACACCTGTTTTCTAGTTCTTATAACTTCTTCTTCAACAAAAGTCCACCATTTCATTATAAGAGGACTAGCTTTCTTCCACTCACTCTGTGCTCTATTAGCTTCTTTATATGTAATGCCTGAGTGCTTCACAGCTGCATAAGGGCCACCTCTATAATTAGCACTATGCAAAGAATGTTTAGCATTTGTTCTTTGTTCCTTAGTTATGTATTCAGTTGGAACACCTTCAATTAAAGAAGCATTCCACTTATGGATATCAAATTCTTTTGTGTTAAAGTTTTTGATGAGATTATAGTCCTTTGCAAGATAGGCTACAACTCTAGCTTCGGCTTGAGCAAGATCAACTTTAATAAAAGTTTTTCCAGGTCTTGAGATGAAAATTCTTCTAAACTTACCTCGTGGGATATTCTGTAAGTTCCCACCCTCATCGAATAATAATTTAGAGGATGATATCCTACCTGTCTTAGTTCCAGTTGCATTATAACTTGTTAGATAATAGTTTTGTTCGTTGAGTTCATTTTCAAGATAAGTCCCTATCAACTTAACTTTCTTTCTATAATCTAGAATGAGATCAAACAAGCGTGCATTTACTGGGTACTTTGATCTTAGGCGTGTGATACAATCATTATCACAAGACACAACTCCTGTTTTGGATTTTTGTTCAGCTAGTTTTAAATCCTTATATAAATATTCTTTCATTTGTTTTGGCGAATTAGGATTCAATTCAATCCTAGTTATATCTTTTATCTCCTGAATAATAAATACAACTTCTTCTTTGGTTCTCTTTTTTATAATAGACCTAGCTTCTATATCAACAAGAACACCTCTATTTCCTGCTCTTGTTAGTGCTATCATTGCAGGTTGAGCATGATCTTCATAGAACGTATCAACCTTTAAGTTAATCATTTCTTCTCTTAGTCTAAGATGAACTTCAAAGGTAGCAGCACAGTCATAACAATTATATACCCATTCACTTTCATCATTAGAAGTTTCATGATCTGCATAGTAAGCATAATTAGTAAAGATTGATGTGAGAAAGTCAAGAGACTTTGGTAGCTCACAGTAGCAACAATGCATAGCTACCATCGTATCCATGTACAAATTATTGATATGAAATCCAAACTCTCTTGCGAGAACAGTAGAATCAAATGGATAATTCTGTGCTATTTTTCCTATATTTTTGTCACGAAAAATTCTATCCAACTCTATAAGGATTGCTTTCTCTTCTTCAAAAGACCAGTAAGAACCGATACCTCCAATGGTATCTAGGTTGAACAAGGTGGATGTCCCAGGAGATATTTGATTCTTAGAGATGAATGGAATACAGATTGCATGTCCTACTGAATCACTAAATCCAATACATCTAACATTCTTCTCAGTAGTTTCTATATCAAAAGCTAGAAGAGTATGATCTTTTTTTAGAAAGGTCATAGTTGTTTCATAACTAGGTCGGATTATGAAATTGATTTCAGGTTCTTTGAACTCATACGAAAAACTTTCCTTTAATGCTTTCTTAAAATCTAGTTCAACAATAGCTCGTTGAATATAAAGTTTCATTACAATCTGTGGATCAATCGTTGAAATATACTTACCTTCTCCTTCGACATAGTAAATTGATCCTCTATGTTTATCTATATTCTTTTTTTGAATCATAGAGTTCATCACATGCTCACCAAGAAGAATTGTTATCTTCGGCTTGTGGATTGTGATATACTCTTTCATCTTCAATATATTGGCATCATCTGGTATTAGTTTACCTCGATGTAGATTAGGTTCTGGGTGTAGGTATTTGAAATTAATTCTTCGTGTATCAGCACCGGCACTAATTAGCATGTCATTAAGAAGATGGCCGAAGGAACCATTGAATGACTGACCTGTTTGTGTTTCTGATTTACTTGGATACGAGGCTATTATTAAGATATCTTTCATTTTTATAGCTCCTCTATAAAAACTGGAAATCTTAATTTGTCGTCAATTGTTTTCTCTTGATACTTAATCTTAATAAAACGTGGTTGATTATCCTTATAGCAAGTTCTTTCTTTATCACTAAAACCTGTGCCAACGTCTCCGATATATTTATTATTATGATATAAAAGAAGTGCACCCATCTTACCTAAATGTTTTCCTTTACCAGGTATTTGACCTACAACAGTAACATCAAGATAAAACCAAGGCTTTAGTTTTTGTAAATTGAAGGAACGTTTTTCTTCATATAATCCATTTATATTCCTAATGATGATACCTTCATATCCAGCTTCTGTGTATTGACTAAGAAGTGTTTTGAACTCATCTCTGAATGCTACTATCCTTGTCGGAACTAGATTTAATGTTTCAAAGTTTTTAATTTTAAAGATGTCTCTAAGTTTTTGAAGTCTTGTTTGTTGAGAATACTTTTCAATTATATCAAAGATATTAAACCTAAGTCTATTATCTGTTACTCCAATCCTTCTTACTGTACCAGATACCAAGTCAAATGAATAGCCAGGAATAGTAAGCTCTCCATCTAATGAGATATGAGAGAAGTATGTAATGAGTTCACTTTTCATAAGATTAGAAATAGACAAAGGTTTTCCAGTTCTGGAATAGAACTCAGTACCATCCCAAATCATTCTAACTCCATCAATCTTAGGCTGGACATAACAAGGGAACTTGATTTTAGTAGCATTCTTACCTTTGTCATATGTGTGTGCAAGCATTGGTTTAATCATCTCTCAAATCCTTTCTAATCATAATCCTATAATGGGATTATCATTTCTTTATTGAATCAAGTAAATGCCTTTGAGCATTAGTATAATTAGTCTTGTCTAGTTCAAATCCTATATACCCACGTTTAGATTCCCTCGCAGCTATTAGAGTAGAAGCACTTCCGGCAAATGGATCAAGTACAATTTCACCAGCCCTAGAGGACTGATCAACAAGAAAACATAACAAATCATGTGGTTTCTGGAAAGGATGGTACTTCTTTGATGCATGAATAGTTTTGTAAGAAAGTATTTGTTTCTCACTATTTTTGAGTCTCTTTTCTCTTGGAGGTTTATGTGCAAATATAATTGGTTCATAACAAGGAGCATACTCATACCCTAAGAATGGCGAAGATGTTTTCTTCTTATCCCAAATAAGAGGAGCTGATCCAACTAAAAATCCTGCTTCTATCATTGAGTCATGAAGAAGTCCATATAAACAATGGTCATGAAAGATATAAATATGAGACGAAGGTTTCAACACTCTAAAGAATTCTGGAATTATTTCCTTATATAACTTAGTAACACTTTTTAAATCCATGTTGTCTGACTTAGAAAGAGTTGAAGTATAGCTCTTTGAGACTCCAATTGATTTACCTTCATTCTCAAAGATAGTCTGATTCCCAAATGGTGGGTCTGTTATTATAAGATCAACAGAATCATTAAGAATATCCTTAATTAGATTAAGAGAATTACCAAGTTTTAGTTCTGTTGACAACTTTACAAGATGTTTTTTTTGTTTCTCAACAAATTTCTCATTCTTGATGTGTTGATCAATAATCTTAATTGCGGGGCCAAGTGGTTTTCCTTTTACCATCTCTCTTAGTTCAGGTCTTTTATTAAGAAGATCAGCGAAATGAATCTGCCTAGATACAGTACTCTTTGATTTACCAACTACTTCAGCAGTCTTTTCAACTGTCCATCCTTCTTTGGTTTCACCACCACCTTGAGCAGCACTACCATATATTTTTCTTTTGATCTCATCAATCTGTCTATATATCTCTATGGTTTCAGACCAATATAG